ATGACGGCCCCGAGAACCTGCCCCTAGAGAAGTGGTGCACGAAGGAGGGCTATCCCTTCTTCAACTATCGCTACGGCGACACCGATGTCCTCGGTCGCTTCTACCACTGCGCGAGGCGGTATCGGTGGGCGAGCGACAGCGTGATAGTCCGTGTTTGCGCGGACGATCCCTTTCACGAGCCGTCGGCGATGCGCCGCGTAGCAGCAGGCGAGCGGTTGCCGGTGTCGGTCGGCGGCGAGGCGTTCACGCTGGCGATGCTGGAGCGCGCTCACGTTGACGCAACGCTCCCGACTCAGCGCGAGCACCTTACCATCGCGCTGTGGCCGGATAGCCCGCCCCCGCCCCCGCCGAACGATGGCCGCGTCTGGACCGTGGACACGGCCAGCGATTACGAAGCGGCGTTCACGCGGAGCCGCGTCGAGATGGCGCGCGCGGAGGCAGTCGACGGCATCAACGCGGTCACCGAGGTACTTCGCAGGACGGGTGAGTTCGCCCTCCGTCGCCACGGCGCCACATGAAGCCCGGCCAGCACGTCGCGGACTTCGAGGCTTCCTTTGCCAGCTACGTCGGCGCGCGCCACTGCATCGCCGCCAGCAACGGCACCGTCACGTTGCAAGCCGCGCTCATCGCGCTCGGCGTGAAGCCGGGGGATCGCGTGGCTTTGCCGCCGTTGACGATGGCGGCGACGAGCATCGCCGTGCTGAACGTGGGCGCGGTGCCGGTGTTCGTGGACGTTGGGAAGCGCGCGTGGCTGATGAACTCCCTACCACCCGGAGAGCCACGCTTCGCGGTGCCGGTATCGCTCTACGGCCTGCACGCCCCGCTCTACGGCGGCGCGGTGGTGGACGACGCCGCACAGACCTTGCGCAAGCACGGCCCCGCCGACTTCACGAGCTACAGCCTGCAGCATTCCAAAATCCTACAGACGGGCGAGGGCGGTATGCTCGTCACCGACGACGAATCGCTCGCCGAGGCCGCGCGCTCGTACCTCTCCCTCGGCTACGCGATGGGCGGCAAGGCGCGCATCGACAAGGCGGCCATCAAGTCGCCCGACGCGGTGCGACACGTGCGCTGGCCTGCGATCAATGGGCGCATGGCGGATTGCACCGCCGCGCTTGGGCTCGAGAGGCTCGCGCACGCGGATCGGTTGCTGGCCGACCGGCGCGAGGCGTGGCAGCGGTATGCGCGCACGGTGGAGGGATGCGCGTGGCTCACCCCGCAGCATGTGCCAGAGGGCCGGCAGCACGACGGGTGGGCGTACGCCGTGGCCTGCGACACGCCCGCGCGCGCGAAGTGGCTGCAAGCGGAGATGGTGGCGGAAGGCGCGGAGATGCCGTATGGGGCGTGGCGGCTGACTTATCACGAGCCGCCGTTCCGCGAGATCGGCAACGCGCTGACCGAGCCGGACGAGTGGGACGCGGAAGGGAATCCGGTCGGCCTCTGCGTGAACGCCGAGTCATTGCAGCCGCGCATCGTCGCCTTCCAAACGAACGACCGCATCACCGCCGACCGTAACGCCCGCGCGCTCCGTCGCGTCATCGCGCGCGCCACCTGAACGCGGCCCGCGATTGAAACCACGACGCCGACCCGCTATCTTTGGTGAACATCCTGTAACGCGTGGCCCTGTCGTGGCCCTTGTCTCGCTCACCGTGCTCGCCACGGTCGCGATGATAAGGGCCACGATCGCGTTTCAGGATGCACGGTGCCCTGCCTGCAATCGACGGCTCATGGCCGTCCCTGGCCCCGTCACCCTCGAAGTGCGGACGATCCGCACTGACGCCGAACGCTCTGGACGCGGCCGAGTCGTGTCCTGCCATCGGTGTAAGGGGCTCGTCGAAGTGATCGAACACGCGGCCGAGGGCCGATAGTGGCACCGCGACCGGCCGAGCCGCCCGCGCAACTGAGTCTCGAGATGATGGCCGATGCGAGCGCCGCGATCCCGGTCTCGCTCTGGACCGTCTGCTCGCTGCAGGAGCGCATGTTCATCGCGTCCCTGCTCGCCGATCCGCGCATGAACCAGACGGCCGCCGCCAAGGCGTGCGGCTCGCCGGCCACCCGCGCGAAGAAAACCGGCTCCGAGATCGCGCTCCGGCCCCACGTGAAGGCGGCGATTGACGCCGCGATCGCGACTCGCATCTCGCGCATCGAGGTCAAGCAGGACCGCGTGCTGCGCGAGGTGGACACCGTGTCGCTGTCCAACATCGAGCACTACCGACTGACCGACGACGGCAACGTCGAGCTCGCCGAAGGCGCCCCGCCCGACGCCATGCGCGCCATCTCTGGCCTCAAGCGCAAGACGCGCGTCATCCCGCAGAAGAACGGCGAGCCCATCGTCGAGTACGATGTCGAGTTCAAGCTGTGGGACAAGCCCGGCACCCTCCGGCTGTCCATGCAGCATCGCGGGATGCTCATCGAGCGCCACGAGGTGAAGCTGCCGCCCGGCTCTGGCGTGCTCGCGGTCCCCGTCCCGCCCGGTGACGACCAGTGGGCGGCCGGCGCCGCGGCGCAGCAGGCCGCGCTTGCCGCGATCCCGCCGACGGCCGCCGCACCGAGCGAGTCGTGATGGCGCTCGCCGCTGCCGCACTCATCGCGGGCGCCGCCGAGGTCGCGTGGGCGCCGCACCCCGGCTCACAGACGTACTTCGTCACCTCGCCCATCTTCGAGACGCTCTACGAGGGCACGCGCGGACCCGGCAAGACGAACGCGCTGCTGATGGACTTCTGCCAGCACGTCGGCCAGGGGTTCGGCGCCTCGTGGCGCGGCATCCTGTTCCGGCGCAGCTACCCCGCGCTCGCGGACGTCGTCACCAAGTCGAAGGAATGGATACCGCGCGCGTTCCCCGGCGCCAAGTTCATCGAGTCGGGGCCGTCGGGCTATCAGTGGCGCTTCCCGGGCGGCGAGACGCTGCTCTTTCGCTACATCGAGAAGAAGGGCGACTACCAGACGTACCACGGCCACGAGTACCCGTGGATCGGGTTCGACGAGCTCACGATGTGGGAGTCGCCCGACTGCTACAACGTGATGAAGTCCTGCTGCCGGTCGAGCGCCCCCGGCCTCCCGCGCAAGTACCGCGCGTCGACCAACCCGCACGGCCCCGGGCACCATTGGGTCAAGGCGCGCTTCATCGACCCCGCCGAGCGCGGCGTCGTCATCACCGACGAGAAGGGCAACCGCCGCGTGACGCTGCACGGCCACTGGTCCGAGAACACGTCGCTCATGGCGAACGACCCGGACTACATCAACCGCATCCTGCAGGCGACCGAGGACGACCTCGACCAGCAGGCCGCGTGGGTGGACGGCTCGTGGGACGTGTCGGCGGGTGCCTTCTTCGGTGGCGCATGGAAGGGCAGCGTGCACGTCCTCCCTGCCTTCGATGTGCCCGAGGACTGGTACCTAGACCGCGCCTTCGATTGGGGCGAGTCCAAGCCGTTCAGCGTCGGATGGTGGGCGGAGTCTGACGGGTCGCCGGTCGTGGTGGCGGGAGCGCAGCGCACGTTCGCGCGCGGCTCGCTGTTCCGCGTCGCCGAGTGGTACGGATGCAAGGCGAACAAGCCGAACGTCGGGCTCGGGCTGCTCACGCGCGAGATCGCCGAGGGCATCCTGGAGCGCGAGGCGAACTTCTTCCCCGGCCGCTACGTGAACGCCGGACCCGCCGACTCCATGATCTTCGACGTGACCGACGGGCATCGCCTCGCGGATGCGTTCGACGATGCGGGCGTTGAGTTCACGGAAGCCAATAAGGGACCGGGCTCGCGGCGGAACGGATGGAAGCTGATGCGCGACCGCATGGGCAACGCCAAGCGCCACCCCGCCGAGCACGCCGGCCTCTACGTCTTCGACCGCTGCCGCGACTTCATCCGCACGGTGCCGCTGCTCCCGCGCGACCCGAAGAAGCCCGACGACATCGACACCTCGGCCGAGGACCACATCGCCGACGAATCCCGCTACCGCGTGCTCGCCGAGCGGCACACGACGACCTCCCACTCGCACCGAGTCTAGCCCCCATGGCCTCCCGCCGCGCCCGCTCCGCCCACCCGGACACGCCCCGCCCCGAAGAAGATTTGCCGAGCACGCCGTCCGCGTCCGCGTCCCGGCAGGTCGCCGGCGTCGTCGTCATGCGCGACTGCTACGGCGGCAACCTCGCCATCAAGCAGAAGACGGTCGAGTACCTGCCCAAGGCACCGCGCGAGGTCGCGGCCGACTACTCGTCGCGGCTCGCGCGCTCGGTGTTCCACAACTTCACGCGGCGCACGGTCGAGGGGCTGGTGGGCTTGGTCTTCCGCGTCGACCCCGTGCTGGGCGAGGACGTGCCGGCGACCATCGCGCAGCAGTGGGAGAACATCGACAACGCCGGCACGCACGGCGCGGTCTTCCTCCGCGAGACGATGACCGACTCGCTCACCGCCGGCCATGCGGCAGTGCTGGTCGAGTATCCCGACACCGGCGAGGTGGCGCCCAACTTGGGGGTCGAGCGCGACGTCCTCAAACTCCGCCCCTACTGGATCCCCATCAAGAAGGAGAACCTCCTCTCGTGGCGCGTCGCGAACGAAGATGGCCGCACCGTCCTCACGCAGCTCGTGGTCCGCGAGTGCATCATCGCCCCCGCCGGCGAGTTCGGCGAGGCCGAGGTCACGCGCTATCGCGTCTTCACCCGTGAGCGCACGCCGGTCGGCGTCGTGGTCTCGTGGCGCCTACTCCGCGTGACCGAGCGCAAGACGGTGGTCGTGGACGCGTTCGGCGCCTACCCGACACAGGACGAGATCCCGGTCGCCGAGTTCACGACCTCGGGCAAGCGGTCGCTGTTCGAGTCGGACCCGCCATTGCTCGACTTGGCCTTCCTCAACATCGCGCATTACCAGCAGTGGTCGGACAACGCGACGTCGATGCACATGACCTGCGTGCCGATCCTGTTCACGGCCGGCATGAAGATGGTGGACGCCAAGGGGAAGGAGATCGAGGTCGGCCCGAACTCAGGGCTCAACTCGACGAACCCCGAGTCGAAGGCCGCGTACGTGTCGCACGACGGCTCCGCGATCGGCGAGGTGCGGCAGGCGCTCAACGACTTGAAGGCCGACATCGGCGCGCTGGGAATCGCCATGCTGGCCCCGCAGACGCGCTCGGCCGAGACCGCGGAGGCCAAGCGCATCGACAAGTCGGGGTCCGACTCGGCCTTGTCGGCGTCCGCGCGCGGGCAGCAGGACGGTGCCGAGCGGTGCCTCTACTTCCACGCCAAGTACCTGGGGCTCGACGACGGCGGCTCGGTCGTCATCAAT